TTAGAAAGATTCTTGTATTATCAATAATAGTTTTTGAGGTATCAATTATTGCATTGCAATCAAAAAGGTTTATATCACTGCCTCCACCAAAAGGTGTAACTTGTGTGATGCAAACTTGTGATGCGTCTCTAAAACTTTGTAAATCAATATCTGTTGTTGCTAAACCTTTTCCATATCTTGAATTTCTCAAATAGTCTAATAAACAAAAAGCTGGATTTGAAGAAAAAGTTGGAGATGATTCAGATAAGTCAGAAGCTAATGTTACAACTTTTTTTCCTTGTATTTTTGCTTGTACTTTTGGAACACTTCCAAAAACATCTTGATTCCATTTGAACCTCAAAGCTAGATATGCAATGCCTGATAATTTATGGTTGCTTCCCCAACTTGATAGTGTCGATAATAAACTCGATGCACTTTGACTATCACTACCAAAATGAGGTTCTATTCTTATGTATGAAACAGCATCTTTATAAAAATTAGAATCTGAACTTGCTACGTCTCTTTGCGTGTTATCTGATAAAGCACCATCAAATGTTACTACTTTGTCATCTACTCTTATTTCAGATATTGCATTTATCTCACCCTCAGATAAAATTAAAGCCATGTATAAAAATTCATTATCTGTTCCTGATGTTTGTAAAAAAACTCTAACACCACCAATAAGTCTCTCTCCATAGACAATAGGAATATTTGCGTCATTTGATTGTTTGTTTACAAGTATGCCTTTTTCAAATTGGTCAAAATCTGTTTCTCCAAACTCAGGTATTTGTGGTTGCGGTGCTAGCCATGATAAGGCTTTGCTAACAACCTTTACTGGAAACTCTACTACTTTTTTTACTGCACCACCCATCTAATTATGAAACTCTCTTTTGTATTTTTTGCCTATTCTGTAAATATTATTTTGTTTATCAAGTCTTAACCAATTAATAGATTCATTTGTTCTCAAATAACCTTTGAAATAATTATAGACCCATCTCATTACTTCTTTTGCTTTTCTTAAAATAACAATATCATAAAGCCAAAGTTTTTTACCTGAGTTCCATTGGTTTTTATTTAAAGAACCTGTTTTAGTATAATATTCTTCATCTGTATTGTTTAATCTTGCCCAGTTAACAAAACCATAAATACCTTTTGAGTCCTCAAATATTTTGTATTGATTTAAATTTATTGATGGCATCAGATGATGATATAATTCTTGATAAGTATTATTCTTATATTTATCAAAGCTATGAAAAAAAATTATTAGTTGATTCATCATGTTCTTCCCCATTTTATATCTTGTACTGTTTCACTTGAATAATCCATACCAACATCAGTTGAAAAGAATCTTTGTTGAGATGTATTATTTGTTTTTCTTCCGTTTGTTTTATCAAAATCTGCCCAATGAGAAACAACCTTAAATATTATATTACTATCTTTACCTTGTTCAGATATTTCAAAAGTATCTATTGTGCCTTTGTAAAGTAAAAAAGGGTCTGCAATAAGTGTGTTGGTATCGTTAAGAAAACCTCTAAAAATTGTTACAGAATCATTTACTACATTCTCGTTAAGTGCCGTAGAAATAAATGTTTGGTCTGCACCAGATAAACCAATATTTAAAGTAGTTTTTGTTATATCTACTTCTTCAGAAAAATTAGATAAACCCATAATAAAACTTGATGCTGAATATGTAACGCTTGAACCAGATACTGAACTTGTCAATGTAAACGAACAATCAGTAATATTGACTGGCGTACTAAAACCAAAAGTAATTAAATGAACAGGTCTAATATCATTAGTTGCTAATTCATTTTTTATTGCTGTCGATAAACTTCTCGTCATAATCTTCTATTGTTTTTCTCCTAACTTTCATGTCATTATAGACGACCCATTTTGCAGTTTTACTAGGAAACTCTCTTTGTTTCAATTTTAAATTTTCTGCGTCAATCTCAGATGCTTCAACAATCTCTTCTGCTAAAACATCAACATTGATAAAGTATTTTATTTTATAATGCTTCTTCGACATCAAGTTCAAATTTGTATAGTAGGTTTCCATCTTTATCTGCACCTACAACACCAAACTCTTGAATATCATTAGTCAAATGCACAGTAAAAGGAATATTGTCATAACTCACAGTTTCATCATCTGCTAATGCAGAAACTAAAGGTGGTTCTATTGTAACTGTTGCAGAGTTGGATGAACTTGTTACATCTGATACAACCATATAGATTTTAGTATGACCATTGAATTTAATAAAATCACCAGCTTTTAATCTTCCTGAACCATCACCAGCAAAACCATCAATAGCAATAGTAGTATCTCCAGCAGTGTGACTTCCATTTACAGCAAGTGTTCCTGTTTCATTTCCTCTAGCATCTTCTAGTTCAGGAGGAATGATTGTAAAATTTTCTTTGCTACTTCTTTGTTTGATAATGAAAGCCATTAACTCTCCATAAATATCACTTCTTTTTCCAGTAATAATAGATGCAGTAAAACCGAATCTTTGACCATCTATTTGTCTTGCAAATTTTTTACCACTATCGCTTTTTGAAATAATAGTTGTTTGGATAGATTTAATACCCATTGATTGAAAATTAGCTGTTGATATAGGAAATGCACCGCTCATTAAATTAAACTTGGAACTCCTCTCTCATTTACTGACTCATTAATAATTCTTGATATTGTTCCTCTTCTTTCTACTAATAGTCTGTCAATACCTGAAGCATCAACTGCATTTATTGTAAAGTTTACATTTACAGCTTGACCACCTAAACCTCTTGCATTTTGTGTAATCTGTCCTGTTTGATTTGGTATAAATAATTCTGCACCTCTTTCACCGACAAGAGTTGGCATACCTTTTGCTACTGCACCGCCTGATTGTTTTCCAAAAAATGGAATTTTAAAAGGTAAAAAAGAACCAGCAGTTGAAAATACTGCTTGTATTTTCTTTTGATTTGATATTGCTTTTTGTATTGCTAAGTTAACTGCTTCCCTTGCTATAATTTCAATAATTGTAGCAAGTATTTGCGTTGCAAGTGTTTGTGCGATAGATTTAAAAGTTGCTTTTAATTCTTTACCTAAAACTATTGACTCTGCTATTCCTTTTGAGAAACCTTTGATTCCTACGTTTAAAACATTTGTTACTTGTTTTGAAATGTCTGTTAAATCTTTTAATGGTTTATTTATATTCCCTTGTATTGTTCCAGCTATCTCCCCAAATTTAGTTTTTGTTGCTTCTGCCTCTGCTTTTGCTTTTGCAATCTCTTCATTCATTTTAGCAAGTTCAGCAGTATTAAGGATAACTGACTCTTCTATTTTTTTTATAAATTTTTCTGCTGATGATAATTCTCTATTAAAATCATTTGCTTCTCCACCTGATAGACCCATTTTTTTTGCTATTTCTTCCAAGTCAATTCCAAGTGCTTTTATAATACCACCTAATGCAAGAACACCTATTTTACCTGCTCTTCCTAATAATAGAAAACCAACTACACCAAATTCTCTTACGCCTGCTGGTAGAACTTTTATCAGGTCAATAGTTCCAGCTATTCCTGTTCCAATGATTTTAAATACACCTTTTACAGTTTCAAAAACCTCACCAAAACCAATCATAATTTGTTTAATTATATCAACAAAGTTCTTACCAACAGTAGATGCAAAATCTCTAAGTTGTTTTTCGTTCTCTTCTAATAATTGATTTACAGTTGCAAGACCTCCTTTTATAAAATCAAAGAAACCAGCTTCATTAACACCTAATTTGAATTGAAATATTTTGTCATTTATCATTGAAAGAGTACCAGTAAAAGTTGTTGCTAATACTTCTGTTGCTCTTCCAAATCTTCCACCCTCACCAAATATTTCCTCAAATCTTTTTATAGTCTCTTCTACTGATACTGTTGCACCAGCTTGAAAACCTAATAATGCTCTAACACCTCTTTCTCTAAATATATCTGCCGCAGATATACCACCAGCAAATGACCTTTGTATTTGTTCAGCAGTAGTTCTAAAGTCTAATCCAGTTACAGCAGATACATTACCAACTATTTTTAAATTTTTTGCTAATGCTTGTGCATCTTTTGATATTACGGCTAAGTTTCCTGATGCTGTTGCAATCTCTTGAAGTGTAAATGGAACTTTACCAGCAAATTTTACAAGTTCATTAAATGCTTTTTTACCCTCATTTACAGAACCAAATAAAAAATTAAATCTTACTCCGAGTTCTTCAACTTCTCTTCCAACGCCAATAAAAGACCTAATAATTAATCCACCACCAATACCAACTAAAGCAGATTGTATTGAAAAAACTGATGACTTTAATCTTCCTAATGATGCTTGAACTCCTGATAACGCTTGTTTAGTTTTGTCTTTAGCAAGTATGTTTATTCTTAAATTTTGTGCCATTATATTTTCTTTTTATCAATCATAGATTGTTGAGTGTCCATCTCGTGTAATAAATATCCAACCCAATAATTATATTCCCAAACTTCCATTTTTAGAAGTTCAGATAAAGTTATTTTTAACCTATCAGCGACTATAAGTAAATTTTTTAATTCAGGGTCAAAATTTAGTTTTTTTTTACTTCTTCAGGCGAGATAACTTGAACCATTGCAGTTGCTATCCTTGATAAAACATCAGAATCTACCTTTGTCATTAAATCCATTTTATCATCTAACTTAAAAAGTTTTTTACCATCTTTGTCTAGTGCTTTCATTACGACAATATCAGCAAGAATACTGACATCTTGTAAATTATCAGATTTCTTAAATAATTTATTTTTTTCAAAAAGATTTATAGGATTCCAATAGATGACAGTTGGTTTGCCATCTTCATCTTTCCATTCTGGAACTTCAATAGATTGAATACCTATACTCTCAAAATGAGACTTGGCTCTGTCTATTATTGACATAAATTATTATTCAGTTCCAATTGTTAAAGCACCAGTTCCTTGAAATGTAACACTTCTAGCAACGATTCCGTCTAGTGGTTGATTAACACTCATACCAGTTATGATACCAGCACCCTCAAATTTTCTATCACCAGCAGATGAACCCTCTGGTAATAATTTGAAAGTAACACTAGCACCAGCAACTAATTGTGTTTGCACACTATCAGCTTCGTCAAAGTGCATTTCTAAAGTTCCTGAAAATGATGTTCTACCAGCAATGAATGATTTTGCTGAGTCTGCCATTTTTGTGCTTTCAACAACATCGCCTGTTGTTTCAAGTGTGAAACTAGATAGTTCGCCAACTGCTGAACCACCTACAACTACTTCACCCTCTTTTCCATGATGTACTGCCATTATATTCTCCTATTTTTTGCTTTTACTACTTTTAACATAATAAATCAAACTAATCTTCGTCTGATTCATCTTCCTCTTCAATCTCATCTTCGTCAAAATCTTCATCTTCTTCGATTTCTTCGCCTTTGAGTTCTTCTAATAAATCTTTTACTTCTTCACAAAGTAAAGACTCTTTATCATGTAATTGTTCAATTTTATCTATTTTTTTTTCTATCTTATCTATTATTTTTGCATCTGCCATTTATATCTCCTGTTATGGTGTTCCTGAATCAAATGTGTAAATACACCTAATAGTCATCCGTATCCCACCAATAGGGAATAAAGTCCCCTCATCAGTTTCAACAGATATAACTTCTGTATCAAGTGCATTGCCACTTCTAGTAATATCAGATTCTAATTCTGTTTCAATAGCGGTGATGAGTTGATTTCGTAAAGTGTCAATATTAGCTTCTGCACCTTTTACAAAACCTGATAAAACAAAATCAATAGTTCCTTGTCTTGTTTTTGCACCACTACCAATCTCAACATCTTCTCTTGTTTCTTCAGATGTTTGTACGATTACAACTGGATATTGTTTATCTGATAATTCGTCTAAATCAAAAGGTTGCCTAGTTACCTTTTTAATTGATGGACTTGATATACCGCTTATAGTTGATGCAATGTTTGAAGCTATATTCTCTCTTGTACTCATAATCCTAATCTTCTTATTTCTTTGTCTAAAAATCTTTCAAATTGTTTTGCAATAATCTTTTCAGTTTTGTTATCAAATCCGAAAAACTGTCTATTAGGTTCATTTAATACTTGATTAAATAATGCTCGTCTAGTCATTTCATTATTATTAAAAAATACACTAGCTTTGCTTTTAGATTCAACTTTACCTGTAATAGAACCTAACATTCTTCCAGTATTGAATAAATCAATCTTTGTTGGTTTACCCTCTCTTTGCAAAGTTTTTAAATAACCCTCACTATAAGGTGCAAATCTTCTTCTTCTAAAATCTTGTTCTCGTCTTGTAAGTTCTTTGATAATCGCTTGTAATTGAAAACTTGCTTGTAGCAATGCTTTTCTAGTTATTCTTGGAAACTTGTTTACAAACTTATTTAAGTTCTTTTGTATAGATTTAACATTTGATTTAACTGAAACTGTAACTGCCATTACCTAACAAGTTTTCTAAATCCATGTAAAGGTTCTCTTTCGTTTACATTGATTGAACCATCTTGTGCTGAGTCGTATTCAACACCATCTTCAAGAATCATTCTAAATTCTTTGTTATATTCTGACATATAATATTCTGCCATTCTTTCAAATTTATCTTTGTCTGTTTCTGGTCTAAACTTTGATAATGCTGGAAGCATAAATCTACCAAGAAATAAATATACACCAGCACGTTTGAATTGGTCTAAATTGACTTTTGTATTATCCATCTCTGGCGTGTTTAAAACTGTAATATCTGTATATACGTTTGTTTTATAAGTAGGAAACCATCTACTTCTTAGTTCTCTTAAAATATCGTTTGTTGTTTGTAATATATAAAAAGCAACCTCTGATGTTCCTGAACCAATACCAAAATCAAAAATGTCTGATTGATACTTTGCTACCTCTGTTGCGTCTATAACATTTGCACCTGTAAAATTAGCCATTACTTATAAAATCCTTTGAATAACCAATCTACAAATTTATTCCAAATCTTTTTAATTTTTTTAATCATCATTTCTCCTTATGCCCTATGGGCGATTGCTCGCCCATAAGAATATGATTATTAGCTTACTATACTAGAGTCACCAGCTATTTCAACACCATAGGAGTCGTGTAATTCACCGACACCATATACTGCTGTTGCTACAATTTCATCTGCTCTTAAACTAGCATCTCTTTGAGTTTCTACTTTTAGGTCTTGCATCATTGCCATACCTAAAGCATCACGATGGAACATAGCTGATTTATAATCACCAGCGTTTCCTGTGTTTGCAATGTTAGAAGTTTCAAAGATTCTAATTCCACCTAAAGTTCCGATGAAACCATTTCTTAATGCTTCGTTTGCTAAGTCAGATACGTTTCCAGAAGTTGCAAATGTATTTGTTATGTTTTTTTTAAGGTCATAAGCAATATCTGGATGAAATACTGCTACAACATCATTTAAAGGAACATTGTTTCTTCTTAATGTTGCGATAGCTTGAAAGAAGTGTTCTGCTGTAACCGCCGCCGCCGTCGAACCAACTACATTTGAAAAACCATCAAATAAAGCTGTTAAGTCCAAGTCTTGTTTCTTTGCGATTGCTTCTCCAAACAGTTTACCAATATCTCCAGCAACATTTCTTGGTGCTGAATTTCTTGCTAAGTCTGTTAGAGTAGTCATAACACCATTCTCACTTGCAGTTATTGTAACTGAAGTTGGGTTTACTTCTGTGTTAGATAAATCAGATGCTTCTGATACTGCACTTGCTGAAACAGTTGCATATATCGGAACTTCAACTGACTTTCCACCACCTTGTATAGCATAGTTTCGTACAAGTGGTCTCATGATTGATTGTTCACTTGCAACGAATAATGCCTCTGCAACGATTTCAGTATATAATTCCGAAAGCGTTGTACTTGTTGTTTCGTTTGCCATTGTTATTTACTCCGTTTATTTTTTGTTTAAGTTTATCTGAACAGGACTAGAGTCTCTTTGTTTCCGATATTCTGCATATCGTTTTCTGTCCTCCGCCTTGCTCATATCTAAATCCTGAATATTAAAAGGTTTTACAGTTTTACCCTCGACAGAACTCTGGCTTCCTGAACCAGACTTGCCACTTGCGGAAAAATGTGGGTTCGCCTCTAAAAACTCTTTAACACGTTCTTCTATGCTAAAAAGTTCGCCTTTTGGGTTATAACGTATATTATTATTATTATCAACAACTTCTATACGATTATCGTCACTTAACCTTACTTGATTCTTAATTAAGTCTGTAACTTGTTGAGGATTGATAGCATTATATTTAGATGCGACAGATAATAAACTATTATCTATTTTTTCTTTTTTAATATCGAGTTTCATTTTTTGTAACTCAGCATCTTTACTTGCTATTCTCTCTTGCATTAACTTTTCAAGGTCTGCTTTTGTTTTAGCTTCTTTGATTGCTTTTTCTTTTTGTGCTTCCTCTTCAGCTTTCTTTTGTTCTTCAAGCTGTCTATTGTATTTTGATTTTTCAGCTTCAAGTCTTTGTTTGT